TTAAACCAGAGATGATTACTGTTGACTGCGCTAATCCCCGGAAACTGGCCCAGTTTTGGGCTAAGGCCACCGATTCCGCTGTTCTCCACGATTACGATGGGTCTTTTGTCATCCTTGATTCCACACCACGACTGGGTTTCCAGTTAGTACCGGATCTCACACCGGGCAAGAATAGTATCCACGTGGATTTTATAGCCGAAAACCGCGAGATTGCCGTAGCTGACTTGGAGGCTTTGGGCGCAACGGTCCAGTCAGTACAGTCGCTGCCTGATAGTGAATTCATGTGGACCGTCATGAAAGACCCCGAAGGCAATGTGTTCTGCGTCAGCGACCAAGAACACTAAAATCCACTAAATCAGAAGTGTACCCCCAGCTCATTTCACTATGGGCTGGGGGTGTTTTAATCTCATAAATGTGGTTCACACGCATTCTGCACCGGGACTAAGCAGGCTTTGCTAGCTCATAGCGAAATAGCGTGAGTGAGACTTCCGTAACATCTGTTCATCAGGGCTCACAATGACAACAATCTCAACATCATCATCCGTCGTGGTAGATTCCAAAGCTATACGCTTCTGCATAGCATGCTTAGGCGAATCAAACTTTTCTACATGCACTTCACCGCTCTTACGATGGTATTGAAGTAAAAATCCAGGCATTAGACATGACTCCCTTACTTTCTACGACTTGCTCGTACTTTTCGAAATTCTTCGTCTAACAAATTTAAGATGAATTGAATGTTGCTCTCTAATTCAGAGATTATTTCCTGACGATGCTTCATATCATAATCTAAATCATCGCGAGAATGCACACTTGAACACTCATCACGCTTCTCCTCCACTTGAGAGATATGTGCTGATAGGTCATGCAATAACTTAACAGCCTTCCTTGCTGCTAGCGACAGTGGTACTTGATTCTCTTCATGTAAATACCTGATATGCCGACCGAAGATATCAGCAGCGCTTTCATAAACATTCGCCCAATGCGATTGTAATGCTGTCCGCACCTGTACTTCAGCGAAACCCGCAGGAAACCTAAGATGGAGATGTATCGCTCGATACCCAGAATGTGAACCATCTCTCAAGTCTTTAATATCTACTCGTGTAGCTCCGCATTTTGTAAATAGATCACATAGTTCATCTGCTATGCGTCGCTGCTGGGTCAATGTCACATCACAATCAAGCCTTGCACCAGCAACATCATGAATTCTTTCCAATGGAGTTTTCGGCATACGCCGCAATTTCTCCTTGAGAGAAATTATAGTTTTCGGCCTCCCACTGACCATATAGGCACCACTACCAGGAACAATATTTTTCTCCATCGTTTCCCCACCAAGTAGAACCTCTGAATTTGACTCGGCAAAATCACCCAACTGCTTCACTAATTCACCAACAATTTCCGTTTGATGCAGCAAATAGGCTTCCCAGTCATCAGGAGTAGCAACAACGCCGTCTTCCCGTAAAGCTGATCCCATTTTATGTATTCTGTTCCTCGACACGGGTGGATTTTCACGTAAGACACTCATAAAACAGACTATAAACCCCGTTCCTTTACTTCGTTGCTCCAAAATCATGAAGCTTATTCAGTGTCCTCAAACATGATTAGTGTTTGTAAGTGAGGAAAGACATGCTAGATAGCATGTTCTTTCTGATCTTCTACCTGCTGATGTAGATGGATTTTCCCAACGGCTAAATAAGCTTCCATAACAGAATATGGAGGTATAAACGAATCTACCTATTGATAATTTGGTTCTTCTTCATGGGTACCACAATCGTCGAAAGCAACCGATTAGATGCCTCATATAATGTGGTGTTTTACCGCCCTGGCCAAACGGTTTACGTTCGAGCTGGACTCAATCCCGTCACGCAAACGTGTACGATAACCCACGAACTCGGACACACCCCTTACGCCCATAACTGTTCCACGCAACAGGCAGAACACAAAGCAGACAAATGGGCAGCTGACCACCTTCTTCACGAAGCAGCAGTGCATCACACAGCCTACGAAACCGAGTTCGAACCAGCAGCAACAGCCACCGAACTAGGAGTGACCCGCACACACATTAAAAACCTAGCGGCGCTACCAAGCTGGTCACACCACATGCCGATACTCACTACGAAACCGACCCCGTGACCGAATCTTTATCTAAAACCTATATACGGATAACGGCCTGACGGGTAGCCTTTCTCAAAGGACACTCATAAAAACATGAGGAGACAATCATGCCCAGCATCTATGATGCCCGATCTACCAGGGAATGGTGCGATCAGGAAACCGTAGGTGAATCCTTTTATCGAACAGCGCTTAACGACATTAGAAAACATGTTCCAATAAATGAGCATAATGTTCGCCGATTTGACGCAACGCTCGTACTGGAAATGGATAATCCCCATTCCAAATCTGGTCATGCGATATCTGTCAGATGGCAGGATCGAGTTATCGCACACGTACCAGATTCGGAAACTAATGATTACTTTCCCGAACTGGCACGCCTGGCTGCCAGTGGATTTGATGCCAGGGTAAGAGCCACACTATGGACAAACGAAACCCAACCCAACTTTAATCCCCGCGACGTTCACATGTCAGTACATATTGGGTCACAACCACCCGGCATGATCGCGCCTATCAACAATCCTCCTTCACAAAAATGGGCGGTTATCCCCAGGGGACGAACTAGCCAGGTCGCTAAGGAGAAAGACCACCTTGATGTGCTGCAATCATATACGGGGCTGGGGAATGCAAAAACCTACATTCTCGTGACGCTGCACAAGGTACTTCTCAGTACCCGCACCCACTGGGCCGGGGTCGAGGTTCGACTAGACGGCAAGCGAATCGGAGAGTTGAGTAAGGCGACGGGGGCAAAATTCCTCCCCATCATTGAGCACTACGATTCTCTGGGGCTTATTACTGTATGCCATGCTTATCTCAGGGAGGCACCCACCTCTGCTGAGGTCACCCTCAAGGCTGCAACCTTTGAAGAGATGACAGATAAGGACCTATATGCCCCTGATATATGCCCAATCCCACAGCTAGTGCCTTATGCTTCTGACCCCTACACTTATAATGTCCCCGGACGATACCGCCCTAATCTTGAAGATAATCACGCATATGGTGTTCGGAAATACGGTAAACCTCATTACTCCAATCCGTCACGACTGGGATACCGGCAAGCTAATACAGGTTTAAGGGCTAACAAGAACTATACAATCTATCTTCTCTGCCTCTTCTTCGGCGGCTACTTAGGACTTCACTACTACTATCTAGGGAAAATTGGTATGGGGGTTCTATACACCTGTACAGCGGGATTGTTCATGATTGGCTGGATCGCAGATATTCTTAACCCCCGGCGCGGTTTTCATAGCTAGACTTTTTATAGTCAAGCATCCCTTACCCCACATCAACACAAGTAAGGGTGATTCTTATAGTAATACCAATTGATACGTAACGTCATAGAACTGCATAATAGAAAGAGAGAACTCAATAGCGGAGGGAGGTGATTATAGTCACCCTGATGTTCTCCAGTCCGTGGGAAACGACCGGTATCATTCTGGAACTCCTTGCATGGTTTTCCCAAGAGGCGGTAAGCCTGGGAAGCACCAGAAAGATATGAAACGATACCGACGTGGAAAGCGGAAGAAGTAGCCTCCCCGCACCATGGCATATATGGGGCGGGGAGGCACCCCTCCACACTACTCTTTCTCAAAGGAGATAATGGTGAAAACATCAATCCGGTGGGGCGGGTCGGTCGCCGTTGCGGTGTTTCTCTACACCCGGCCGAATCCGCTATGGCTGCTGATCTACACGATTGGCATCATCACCCTGCTAGCAAGGGAGTTCGACCGATGACGGTAATCCCTATCATCACCGACCAAGCCACAGGCCGGGTGCTATGGCGAGTCATCGACTGCGCCACCTACTGTGGTATCGGCCCACGCACCTGGGCGAACTACCATGCAGGCGGTCGCACACCCCAACCCGTAGCACACCTCGATGGCCGCACACCCCTATGGGACGCAGAGGAGGTGAAAGCCTGGCACGCTAACCGCCCCGGCTCGCCAATCAAGGCAACATAATAGGGCAATACCCCCGGGTTTCCGGGGTTTTATTTTGATCCTTACTTGGGTTAATTTTCATGAAACCCCAATAAAAAGCATGACCTGCGGATTCATTTTTGAAGGCCAGAAAATATGACCAAACCCCAAAATGAGAAGCCAGGCTTCATCCATGTGAGTGACAGTAAAATCATTGGCAATACTGGCTATATTATTACCAATAATTTTACATTTATGAACCCATGAGCGGGTCATTGTCCTTTGTTGCCGCTTATCATTTCACGCAGGTCACAGGGCAAAAAAGAAGGACCCCCACGTCATGGTGTACGTGGGGATCCTGTTAACCGTGGAGCCGCCGGGAACCGAATTACTCCATATAAAATTCAAGGTAAAAGGGTATGTTAGGAAAATTATTTGCCCTATATGCCAAATTCATGCCAAACACAACGATGCACTAGCACATAAGAATGAGCCCTACCAAGGCTAGAAACCTGGTAGGGCATCAACAACTAAGTTTCATTCCGGTCTCGGATCAGATTATCAGTATCCTCACTGATAGCAAGAACACGTTCCACCGCTGAGGGGATGACAGGGCGGCCAGGCGGATTCGGGTAGGTCTCCAACAATGTGCGAAGTGTTAAACGCACCTGCACATCAAGGATCCGCTCGGATCTCATGGCGTCAATGGTGTGTTCCATTTCGGTCTGTTGGGCCTCTAGCTTCTCAATCTTCCGCCATAGATCCTCGCGTAGCCGAGTACCGGCTTCGAGGGTGAGCTGAAGCTCACTCTGTGCCAGCTGGGCTTTGGCGGTTTCTGCTTCCCGCTCAGCAACAGCGCGCGCCGCCGCCGCCTCCAGTGCCTTTGTCCGCCAGAGGGTTCTCTGTACAATCACCGTGGTGGTCAGCGTAGTCACCAGGGTGAGAAGCGCGATGCCGATGCTTTCGGTAATTCCTAGACCCGATAGGGATAGCCCTGCTACAGCTGGGTCCATGTGGCCTCCAGTCCTAGGATAGGGCCACCGCGGAATCGACCACTGCCGCCACCAAGACGGGATCCAGGCTACGGATCAACGCCTCCACCGCGTCGAGTAGCACGATTAGCTGGTTGGCCATTCCTTCACCTCCCGATGGGCCGGAGTGTGGGTATCAGCAGTAGCCGCCGGCGTGGTACTAGCCGGTGTTGGCGTAGCCTCAACAGCAGTCGAGGGCGTTGCCGGCGGAACAATAGCCACCATGCCCGGCGCGCCGATACGCCATGTAGAGATGGATGTGAGCAGAGAAGCGATGGTGGCTGCTACTGCCAACCCCAGGCATTCTTTCCAAACGTCAATGGGGGAAAAGATGCTGATAGGTAGAGCTGGGATAGCGACTTGGGCGAAAGTCCTGGCGGCGCGGCTACCAGCATCAACCCAAAAGGCTTTGTTCCACATTACTTGTTTCCTTCCTTGAGTAGGGTTTCGATCCGGTCGAGGCGCTCCGGGAGCGTGGCTACCGTGCGGGCGATTTCCGGGATGAGCTTGATTTTGTCGGCCACGAAGTCAACAAAGGTTTTGCCTTCGGTAGCTTTCCAGCCGGAGAAAACCGGCTTGTTGTCTTTCCATTCGGGACCAACGAGTTGGTCTAGGATCCAACGCACCATGCGTGGCTCCTCCTTTTCTAGTTCTTGTTGTGGTTGGTTAGGTGAGTCGAGGAGTTCGGCGGCGTAGGCCAGCACGACGTCGAACGGGAAGCCGGGGCCGGGGTCGGTGTGGTCGACTTCCTGCCAGGCTGCGGAGATTTCCGCATGGCCATGAACACCACGGGCACCTGCGCGGAGTTGATCGGCGTCGATAAATTCCAGGGGAATGTCGTACAGTTGCGACCAGCTGGCGATCTGTTCGGCGGTCCGCCGCACCTTCTGGGTGTGCGATAACCCACACTCCCCGCCTCCTGTCG